CAGCGTCAGATGTGTATAAGAGACAGTTACACGAGATATTAAGAATTACTAGGACACAATTAAAATACTTAAAAGAAAGTGGAAAAACGGAAACTATTGGATTGCAAGAATTTGAAACGTTCAGACAGATTACTGATAAATACAGAATAAAAGAACAGGATTATGACATGTTATTTAAACTGTATATGAGTTCTAACCAGACAACACTAGAATATTTGCTAAGATTTCAGAGCATTACAAAATTATGGAATATAGCACATAAGTATTTAGAAGATGACCATTTTGAGAATCTCAGGCAGGTACTTACAGAATATAAAGATTATCTTCGAGAACGCGAAGATAATGGAGATGACTTAAGTAATACTGTTTATCTTAAGCCAAGAAATCTGTATGAAACATATACACGAATACGTCTGGAAGCTGAACAGAGAAAAAATGAGAAGTATATCACTGAGATGCAGCAGAAATATCCGAATATAAAGAGCAGATCAAAGAAGATACCTAAGAAATATACATTTACGCATGAGGGATTAATTATAAGACCAGCCCTAGATGCTAAAGAAATTGTGTTAGAAGGGAGAATGCTTCACCACTGTGTCGGAAGTGATAACCAGCACTATCTGAAGGACTTTAATGCAGGTAAAGGTTGGATAATGGTAATCCGGGATATAAAGGCTCCTGATACTCCATACATTACGGTGGAACTAAAAAATGACAAGATAATGCAGTGGTATGGAGAACATGATACTAAGCCGGATAAGGAGATTATAGAGGAATTCTTAAAAGAATACAAAAAGCACATAGATAAGAAAGTGAGGAAAACAGCATGAATGAAGTGTTATACACAAAAACATTTAGTGAGTGGCAGCAGGAATTAGATACAGAGCTTGTAAAGAGTGCGGAAAGCTTTGTAAAGATAGGATATCTTCTTAAGGTTGCCAGAGATACAGACATACTTGCAAATACTGGATATGCAAATGTTGTGGAATTTGCGAAAGCCCGCTATGGTCTTGATAAAACACAGGTATCAAGGTTTATACATATTAATGACAGATTCAGCGAGGACGGAAACAGTGCAGAACTGCAGGACAGATATAAAGGTATGGGATATGCAAAACTGACAATCATGCTGCAGCTTCCTGATGAAATTAATGAAGAGATAAGCGCAGATTTCTCCAAGTCTGAGATAGAAGATATCAAAAAGGAAATTGATGAGGAAAATAAGATATCTGACATTGAAGTATGGATGGAAGGTACACAGGAAGATGCAGAGAAATATAACGAGCTTGGACAGGTTATGTATCAGCTTTTGCATGATATGCCTGAACTATTTATCAAGATTGCACAGTCTTCTATAGAAACAGAAGAACTGATGAATGTATTAGCTCCATCAGGAGAGATGATATATTCAGTGCGTATTCCGGGAACTGGCCGACTAATGTTAAGTATTAAGGTTAATACTGGAAGAATAACGATAACTAATGTGCGAAGCATGGAAAAGACAGAGTGGAACATAGAGGACCTTGCAGATTTTGTGGTAGACATACTTAGCAGAGCTGATACAGAAGATCCGGCTAAGGCGTGGACGAGCATCTATAAAGAGGAATATACGAAAAAAGCAGAAGTTGCACCAGTGCAACAGGAAAAGCCAGTGCAGAGGAAAGAAAAGAAGGTGCAGAAAGCCAAGATTGAGAAACCTAAGCCCCAGCCGGTAGAAGAGAATACGGAAGAGGAGCAGATACCAGGGCAGGACAGCGTGCTTAATCATCCGGAGTATTTACCGGAAAACGGCAATAATAAGGCAGATTCCACAGGAAATGTGCAGGAAACAGATACATTTGTGGATAAGCAGCAGGAAAAACCGCCATATTTTGAAAAAGTTTCTGCAGAGAAAAAAACAGAGCCAGAAATGCCAAGAAATGCGATAAATACAGAATGTGAGGACGAAGTAGACGCACTTGGAAACTATATGAATTGCTGGGAAGCAATATGTGATGCACACCGCAAGATTGCCCTATTTATCGAGGATTACAGCACATCTGATATAACACCGGATAATATGCGGATAGAAGCAGCACGCATAAATGCGGTTACATTGGCAGAAGAATTGGAGCACCTAAAAGCTCTGTAGACCGCATAAATACAGAATACGAACCTATTATGAAAGAGGTGAAAGTTATTAATACACTGACACAAGAAATTGCTAAAAAAATACAGAGAATGTCAGATACATATACACCATATGTTATATTCACGGACTGGTGTAAGATGCTTTCTTTGTCAATATCTAATGCCTGTGAGATTATTCATGGAGACCTATGGCAGCAGAGAGAAAAGACATATATAGATACTGCAAGCAAATATACCAGTGAGCAATTAAACACAATTGTGGAGCTGGGGCAGGCACTGATTGAAGTATATGAACAGGAAGGACCATATGATGCACTGGGTGAAATATACATGGTCGCTGAATGTGGAAATAAATCCACGGGGCAGTTTTTTACACCATTTCATGTTAGTGTGCTGACAGCACAATTACAGAAGTATCCTGAAAATGGAATAATACGATTAAATGAACCAAGTTGCGGAGCTGGCGGAATGATTCTGGCGACAGCAAAAGTAATTAATGATCGCGGAGGAAATGCACAGAGACAGTTAAGGGTCACTGCACAGGATTTGGACTGGAACAGTATATACATGACATATATACAGCTGAGCTTTAATGGAATAGATGCAGTATGCATACAGGGAGACACCCTTATGAACAATCATTTTTCAGAGGAACATACACTGAGAACACCAAAGAATAAGGGGGTACTGCTATGAGCGAAAGAGATGATCTTATGCAGAAATTACAGCAGGTGCTTATAAGCTACAATATTCCGCCGGAAGAATTAAGGTCCAGATTATACCTTACCTTAGAACCATATGAAATAACACAGAGAAGCACAGAGCTTGTTGTTGCAGATGAAGAATCAGTGGATAAATACATAAGATTATTCCTGCTGAGTAAGCGGGTAGCAGGAAGAACAGAACGGACACTGACTCAGTATAATAATGAGCTAAGGAGATTCTTCATGGAATGTCCTAAAATTCCAACAGAAGTAACATCAAATGATATAAAAAAATATCTGGCAATAAAAGAGGTAAGAGACGGAGCGTCAAAAGTGTATTTGAAAAACATATATAGAGACTTATCGTCTTTTTATACATGGATGGTTAAAGAGGAGTATATAATCAAAAACCCTTTTAATAAGATTGAGGAGATTAAGATTCCCAAGGTAAAAAAGCCAGCATTTACAGAAATGGACATAGAAAGATTAAGAATGAATATTGAGCCAGACGACTTAAGAACCAAGCTGATCTTTGAAGTATTGTTATCTACATGGTGTCGAGTTACAGAGCTGTCTAACATGAAAATCTCGGATTTCTCAGAAGACAGAGAATCGGTGATTGTACACGGAAAAGGACAGAAAGATAGGATATGTTACTTGAATGCCAGGGCGAAATTAAGTCTGGAACAATATATGGAAAAGAGGCAGGATAACAATCCATATTTACTGCCAAACAGTAATGCAACAGGATACGGGGTTTCAAGTGAAAATCTTAACTACATAAGAAGATTACCTAAAAAAGAACAGTGTAATTGGTGGCAAAATAAAGAAATCATTGGAACAGGGCATATGGACAATTCCTCAATCGAATCGATTATAAGGAAATTAGGGAAAAAGGCAGGCGTAGAGAAAACACACCCACATAGATTTAGAAGAACAGGAGCTACATTTGCATTAAGGCGGGGAATGCCAATAGAGCAGGTGTCAAAGCTGCTAGGGCATGAATCTATAGAAACCACACAGATATATCTAGATATATCAGAATCGGAGCTTGAACAAAGTCACAAAAAATATGTATAAGGAGGCAGTATGACAATAGGAATAATATGTTTTGTAGCCGGCTTTATAACGGCATGGGGAATATCGGCATTGTGTAATGCAGGAAGGGGAAACTGGGATGAATAAAGATTGTATTATGATTAATTTGGAGCAAAAAGATTGTAAGGGACTTAATGAGTTATATTGCGCTAAGGAGGATAAGTCATGCCCATTCTATAAGCCGGAGGATAAATACAATAGAGATGGCAGCAGAAAGGAAAAAGTATGTGGAAAGTAACGAAGAAAGACGGTGGGACGGTAGAGATAGAAAGAGATAACAGCCTTGTAATATACATAAATGAGCTTAACAACGAAGCTGATCTTGGTGAGATACTTAAGATTGAGAGGTGCGAAGATGTCAAGAAGACGACATAAACACCTATGTGAGTATACCTGTTGTGAGCAATGTTCTAAGAGTGTGGCAGCAGACGGAACATATACATGTAACAATAAGACGGTTATAGAGAACTACATGCCAACAGAAGATTACTTCTGGTGCGATGGAGAGATGTTTATTAGGAGGGAGTATGAAAAATGAAATTAATAATAGAAATGCCAGAGGAATTTGAAATACATTTTATGCAGGATAAATTTGAAGATTTCTTTATAAGAATCATTGGGGATATGAGTAGAAATGTTCCTAGTTTATGCGGAGTTGACGAGAAGGAGATTGCTGAAATGTTTAAAACAGCATTTTTAAATAGTAAAGTAGTCAATAATGATGTCAATGAAGCTGCAGATTATCTTGAAAAAGGAAAGGAAAGAAATAAGGCTATAGAGGATTCGAAAAGGGCTGTAGCAAAGGCGATACCAATGTTAGAAGTAGCCATGAAAGCATTAGATAAATTAAAGGCAGGTGATTCATAATGCTAATATTGCCAATCAAGAAAAAATGGTTTGATATGATTCTTTCAGGTGAGAAGAAAGAAGAGTATCGGGAAATAAAAGAATATTATGAAATAAGATTCCAGAACCTGTTCGGAGCCATAACCATACATCCATTATATCCACCAGACAATTTCTTAGATAGAAGCGAATATGAGTTATTGCAAGGAGAGGCAGTACCAGAGGAGATAAGAAAAGAAGGCATTCAGGAGATTATTTTCCGTAATGGCTATTCAAAGAATTCTAAAGAAATAAAAGCAAGATGCAGATTAAGGATTGGAAAAGGGAGACCACAGTGGGGAGCTTCTCCGGATAAGCAGTATTATATTTTGGAAATCTTGGATAAGGAAAAACTGGCAGCAGATGAGAAGAGGGTAGGTGATGAATAACTTGAAAAATGACAATATAAAAGACCTCCTTAAGCAGTACAGTGATTTGATTAAGGAGAAACAGGAAATACAGGCCGCGATTGATAAGATACAAAGAGAACTTGATAAAATGGAAGCTGAAGGGTATACGGAAAAGGACAGCGTTACCGGTGGAGATGGAGGTAAGCAGCATTTTGTTGTAGAAGGCTTCCCTTATCCGGCATATTCACGGAAGAGAACACTTCTTTTAGTGCGACAGCGGCAGCAGATAGACATTAAAGAGAAGATAGATACGCAGATAAACCTCATAGAACAATGTATTAATCAAATTGACAATAGCAGAATGCGGAGGCTTATAACATTAAGATACATAGAAGGTTTATCTTGGGTGCAGGTAGCAAGAAAGATGGGAAAACACCACACAGCAGATAGTTGTAGAATGGCAGTAGAAAGATTCTTATCAAAAATTTAAAGTTTGTTCGCTCTGTTCGTTTTGTCTGTGTTAATATCTAAACTGGACATGATGGACAGCATGATTTCTCCATTATTAAATATTAATACCCCCGGTAAGACACTGGCTTAAGGCTGGTGTCTTTTTTGTATGCAAAGAAAGGAGCTGATTGTGTGAGATTAACAGATAAACAACGGAAATTCTGTGATGAATACCTTATAGACCTTAATGCCACACAAGCGGCTATTAGGGCGGGGTATACAGAAAAGTATGCAAATACAAATGCATCAAAATTACTACAAAATACTACAATTTCACAGTACATAGGAGAAAGACAAAAAGAACTATCGCGCAAGACAGAGATTACTCAGGAGCGAGTAATCAGGGAACTTGCCTTGATAGCTTTTTCTAATACAGCAGATTATGCACATGTAGTTGAAAAGAAAATGAAAGCCGAAGTAGGCGGTATACTTGTGGACATACTGAATGAGGACGGCAAACCTGCTACATACAGGACTGTAGAGCCAGTATTGACAGAAGAGCTTACAGAAGAACAGAAGCGTGCCTTAGCTGTTATTAAGAAAGGACGAGACGGATTGGAGGTCAAGCCATGTGATAAGGTAAGGGCGTTGGAGCTTCTTGGCAAACATCTTGGAATGTTCACGGATAAGATAGAAGCAAATATCAATGATTCTGTAAAAAACGAGCTTGCAGAGCTTCTTGCTCAGCGTAAAGCAAGGGGTGAGCCTGATGCTTCTAAGTGATAAGTATTGGGATTACATAGATACACCGGCAAGAGCAGAATTCCTTGAAGGTTCTACTGCATCAGGTAAGACAACAACAGTAGCTGTGAAGTTCATAATGAATGTAGCTGAGTCGGATATGAAGCTGCATGTTATAGCTGGTAATACAACAGGCGTTATCGAGAAGAATATAATCAATGCTGATATGGGATTGCTTCAGATATTCCCTAATTTGGAATACTGTGGTAATGGCGATAAAGAAAATAAACTTCCGCACATTAAATTTAAAACTGGCAGCAGTACCAAGATAATATATATTCTTGGCTATGATAATGCCAGTAAATGGAAAAATGCACTTGGAAGCCAGTTTGGTTGTGTGTGGGTAGATGAGTGCAATACAGCTAACATAGACTTCATACGAGAGATATTCGGACGTTCTGAATACTTTGTAGGTACACTTAATCCGGATGCGCCTACGCTGCCAATATATTCAGAGTACATCAATCACGCAAGACCGATTGATAAGTACAAGGCAGATGTGCCGGAAGAGATATGGAAGGACCTTAATGGCTGTGAGCCTATTAAAGGCTGGGTATACTGGTTCTTCACATTTGAAGATAACGTATCTATGACACCTGAGAAGATAGAACAGAAGAAAATGAGCTATCCTCCCGGTACCAAGATATATAAAAACAAGATATTGGGATTAAGAGGCAAGGCTACAGGTCTTGTCTTTTCTAATTTCTGCAGGCGGCATGTTATTACTAAAGAACAGGCTAAGGCATTTATTAAGCGAGAATATGACGACAAGCAGACAGAATGGTTTGTAATATATACAAGCGGTCTTGATACGGCATATTCAACTAAGAGTCCTGATACTATTGCAATGTCCTATATGGGAATAACAAACAAAGGGAAGCTAATTATACTGGCAGAAAGGGTATATAACAATGCGGCTCTTGATATCCCCATAGCACCGTCTGATACAGTAAGAAATTACATAGACTTCCTGGAACGCAACAGAAAAGAATGGGGCGGCATGGCAAAGAACACCTTTATTGATAACGCTGATCAGGCAACAATAACAGAATTTGCCAAGTATAAGAGAGAACATCACGAATGCCTGTATATATTCAATAATGCGTACAAGAAAGTAACAATAATAGACAGAATTAACCTGCAGCTTGGCTGGATGTCCTTTAACGACGAAAAGGGCAAAGAGCCAAGTTATTATGTTGTAGATACATGCACGAACTACACAGGGGAACTGCAGGTATACAGTTGGCTGGAAGATAAAGACTGTGAGCCGGAAGATGGAAATGATCATATGGTAAACAGTACACAATATGGCTGGATACCATACAGGGACAAAGTTGGAGTAGAGAACGGATAGGAGAGTGAGAGAGGTGAGCATATTTAATACTATGGCTGATAAGATAAGAGATGGAATAAGGACATGGTTGCGTGTGCAGCCGGCACAGAGAGGAATAATTAATATACAGGAAATCTTCGACTTTGAAGGTAACGCCATTAAGAATCAGATATGGTACAGAGGTGTAAGTGAAGAGCTGTCACAGCTGTATGATCAGGTTGATGGGGACAAGACAAGATTCTGGGCTGCAAAATGCTCTCCTGGATTAGCGATAAGAAAGATACATGTAGGATTACCTGCAATGATGGTTGATATGCTTGCAAGTATTGTTGTTGCAGATATGAACGAGGTAGATGTTGGCAGTAGGCAGTCAGATTGGGATAAGATAGCGGAAGAAAATGACTTTACAGAGCTTATAAAGCAAGCAATATCAGATACACTTATTGTTGGAGATGGAGCATTTAAGCTATCCATAGACACGAATCTCAGTCAGTATCCAATCATAGAGTTTTATCCTGGCGACAGGGTAGAGATAATAAGAGAACGCGGCAGAGTGAAAGAGGTTGTGTTTAAGACAGTATATACAGTTAAGAATCAAGAGTACATTCTGCTTGAAACATATGGCAAAGGCTATATAACATATATGCTCACAAGAGATAATAAAGAATGTGATATCAGCACTGTGCCGGAGCTTGCAGGTTTAAGACCTGTAACATGGGAAGATAAAAGTTTTATGATGGCCATACCGCTCATGTTCTATAAATCAGCGAAATTTAAAGGCAGAGGCAAGAGCATATATGACAGCAAGATAGATGAATTTGACGCGCTGGATGAAGCATGGAGCCAGTGGATGGACGCTTTAAGACATAACCGCACAAAGGAATATATACCAGAGAATTTACTTCCTAGAAATCCTAGTAATGGAGAGGTTATGCTGCCAAATTCATTTGACAACGCTTATATACAGTATTCGTCTCCTATGGCAGAAGGTGCAAGTTATAAGATAGAGAGGGAACAAAGTGAAATACCACATGAAGGATACCTTGCTACATATATTACGGCTTTGGACCTTTGTTTGCAGGGAATCATGAGCCCATCTACATTAGGTATAGATGTAAAGAAACTTGATAATGCAGAGGCTACAAGAGAAAAAGAAAAGGCTACATTGTACACAAGAAACAATATTGTAAATCAGCTCCAGAAGGTTCTTCCAAAGCTTGTAAAAATGACATTGCAGGCGATAGATACACTTAATAATGCAACAACACAGGAAATTGATGTTGATGTAACATTCGGTGAATACGCGAACCCTAGCTTTGAGAGCCAAGTTGAGACAGTAAGCAAAGCTAAGCAGGGTGGCATCATGAGTGTGGAAGCGTCCGTTGATGAGCTGTATGGAGACACTAAGGATGATGACTGGAAACAGGAAGAGGTTGCAAGGCTTAAGGCTCTGGAAAAGTATAAGGCACAGAATAAAAAGAAGTTCACGAAGTCGTTCAGTAACATAAATGATTCTATTGACGCAATGATATTTGCAGCCAGACAGGAAGGCGGTACAGAACAGGAGCAGAAGATATTAAGGGCCTTAAAGAAGGGCTTGAAAGCATCTAAGGTGTCACAGGGCGCTGAAGGTGCTTTTTTTAAGCTTAATACAAGAAAACTGGAAGCTCTGATAAAAGCCACAAAGAATGATTTTGGTACAGCAGAGAAGGCAATGCTCAGGATGTCCGAAGACAAATACAGACAGATAATATTTAATGCACAGGTATATGCAAATACAGGCGCAGGAACATATGAGAAGGCTGTAGATATGGCTACAAAGGATTTTCTTAAGGCAGGCATTAACTGCATAGAATATGCGAATGGTGCAAGGCATACAGCGAAGGATTATGCTAAGATGGCAATTCAGACAGCCAGCAAGCGTGCCTATCTGACCGGAGAAGGCGAAATGAGACAATCATGGGGAATTAGTACAGTTATTATGAATAAGCGTGCTAATGCCTGTCCTAAATGCCTTCCGTTTGTTGGTAAGATTCTTATAGATGATGTGTGGAGTGGAGGAAAGGCGTCAGATGGTCCTTATCCGCTTATGTCTTCTGCTATGGCAGCAGGACTTTACCACCCTAACTGCAAAGATGTACATACAACATATTTTCCTGAACTTGATGATGAGCCTAATAGCAAGTTTTCCAAGAAAGAGCTTGAGCAGGTTAAGGAAGATTACAGGCAGGACCAGAAACAGCAGTATGCAGGCAGAATGGCGGAGCAGTACGGCAGACTATCAGAGTATTCACTTGATCCGGATAATAAGAGAATGTATGCGGCGAGGAAGGAGCAGTGGGAAAAACAGGAATATGGTGCTATTGATGAATACACATCATCAAAGAAAGAATATGATGCACAAGTTCACAAGTTAGCTAAACTTGAAAAGGAAACAGACAATGCACTTAATGCTTATATGGATGTTATGGATACACCTCAAGCAGCAGAGTATGAAGAGGTATTTAATAAAAAATTTGATGAAACAGAAAATCTGAAACAGATAGTTAAAGATTTGAAAGCAGGATTGTCAGGAAAAGAAGCAAAAGCTGTTAGACAGATGGAAAAGGAACTTTCTTTAAGAACTGGAATACCAATAGATAAAGTTGAAATGTCAGGATTGAAATATGATACCGCTAAAATGGTATATGATTCTTATGATGTTGTTTTGAAAAAATTCCCTGAACTGAAAGGACAGCTAGCATCTTTCAAATATAGTAGCGATTTAAAAGGTGGTACATATGCAGGTTGTGTAACATATACGGGAGAAATCAAAGCATATGGAAAATTTGCTAATTATGAAAAATTAGTTCAAGCATATGCAAATGATGTTGCTCAAGGGTTTCATCCAGTTGGTACAGACCACAACAGTATTATTGTACATGAATTAGGTCATGCCTTAGATGGATATATGTCAAAAAAGGGACTGCTTGATGGAAATGTTCACAGAACAACGAGCAAAACAGTAAAAGATATGACTCTGAAATTAGCGGGATTTGATAAGCAGGAATTAGCGGATGATTTGAAAAAACAAGGCTTGACGCTATCTCAAAGACGTGATATTTTAGAAAAAAAAGAAAGAGATTTCATAGCTGAACATGTTAGTGTTTATGCAGCAAAGTATGATTATGTTAAAAATAGAACTAAAGTAGATTCTGAACGTGAATTTTTCGCAGAATGTTTTGCAGAATATATGATGAGTGATAATCCAAGAAAAACAGCAAAAATATTTGGCGAAATTATTGAAACAGCATTAGGAAGGTGATGTAAATGTTTTCAAGTGATGCTACAGTTGAAGAAATTAGCCAATTTGAGTATGAACTGGATAAGAAAGGCTTAATGGATTATTATCATCAACTTGGAGGGAAAAAGAGCGGATTAAAAAATTTTTTAATAGATGGCTTGATAAGTTCATCAAACCCAGTGGATTCTTTAGAACTTATTAAAAGTGATTCCAAATTAAAACTGACAAATGCTGAATGGGAGTATGCAAGAAAGATTGCGTTTGAACGTCTTAAGAAACTTATGATAGAAGAGTATGCAGCTACTGATGAAGAGATGAATAGTGACGAGACAAAAGAATATTTTAAATCTTTAGGTTTTGCGGATTTTTTAGAAGTTTAACAGCCACCAGTCGAGAGATTGGTGGTATTTTTATACCCAATTTTAAGAAAGAGAGGATTTAAAAATGAAGGATTATATTGGAGTAAAAGTGGTGGCAGCAGAGCCAATGAGCAGGGGTGAATACAATGAATACAGAGGATGGGAGATACCAAGTGACGAGAATCCAGAAGATGAAGGCTATCATATAAGATATACTGATGGATATGAAAGCTGGTGTCCTAAGAAACAATTTGATGAAGCGTATAGAAAATGCGACAATATGACATTTGGAATTGCTATTGAAGCCATGAAAAAAGGAAATAAGGTAGCAAGAAGAGGTTGGAACGGAAAAGGAATGTTTGTTGTATATCAGAAAGCATATCCGAATGGAATCCCCTGCAATAAGCAAACAGCGGAAGCATGGGGGTTAAACGAAGGTGATTTGTTTATATGTAACCCATATTTTCAGATAAAAAATGTGGATGGTTCACATTCAATGTGGGTTCCAAGTATTAACGATTGTCTCGCTGAAGACTGGATTATAGTAGAATAGTCCAAAGTTGCACCAGTGCAACACAATTTAATATTAGTTATTAAGCACGCATGGCAAATAAGCTGTGCGTGCCTATTTTTTTATGCCCAAAACTTAATGGCAATAAACTTTAGGGAAATGCCGACGGGCGGTAAACGGAAGAAAGGAGATAGAGTGATGAGAAAGACATTACCTATGAATTTACAGCTCTTCGCAGAAGGTGGAGATGGTAACGGCGGCCAGAACGCTGGAGGAGATAGTGGACAGGCAGGACAGCAGGGTAATCAGAATAATCAGCAGGCGGCTGGTGTTGATTATGACAAGATACAGGCAATGCTGGATAATGCGACTGCCAAGAAAGAGAATGCTGTGCTTAAAAGCTATTTTCAGCAGCAGGGATTATCAGAAGATGAGATAAGTCAGGCTATTGCAACATTTAAGCAGAATAAGCAGCAGCAGACACAACAGCAGCAGAACGCTAATGCTAATCTTCAGAATGAAGTGGCAGCAGCACAGAAGGTTGCTGAACAGGCTCAGATTGAGCTTGCTGCTACAAAGGTAGCAATGACACTTGGTATTAACGCCAAGACACTTCCATATGTACTTAAGATGGCTGATTTCAGCAAGGCAAAGGATGCAGATGGAAAGATATCAGAGGACAATATCAAGGCTGCACTTGATCAGGTTATCAAAGATGTACCTGCACTTAAGCCGGTACAGGAAAGCAATGCAGGCTTTCAGATTGGTGCAGGACAGCAGAATAACGGACAGCAGTCCTCTACAGGTAACAATGTAAATGTTCCAACAAAGAGATGGAACAGATTTAATTAAGAAAGGTTAAAAGGGTAAAACAATATGCTAAATTTGAATTACGCAGAACAGTGGAGTCCGGAATTATTAGCAATTCTTATGCAGGGCACACTTACATCACCATTTATTACGAGTAATGTCAGATGGTTAGATGCAAAGACATTTCACTTTACTCAGATGAGTGTAAGTGGTTATAAGAATCACAAGAGATCAGGCGGATGGAACACAGGAGAATATAACCAGAAAGATGTTCCTTACACAGTAACACATGACAGGGATGTACAGTTCATGGTTGACAAGGCAGATGTAGATGAGACCAATCAGACAGCATCTATGCAGAATATTTCACGCATCTTTGAGCAGACACAGGCTGTACCAGAGACAGATGCATTATTCTTCAGTAAGGTTGCACAGGCTGCACAGAATACAGAATTATACCATTCTGAAACTTCAGCTACAGAATACACAACAGAGAATGTATTTGCTAAGCTTAAAGCTATTCTGGCAGCAGGAAAGCTTAGAAGATATAAGGCAAATGGAAGCCTTATCATGTATGTTTCTTCAGACATTATGGATAAGCTGGAAATGTCAAAGGAATTTACACGCAAGATTGAAATGACTCAGATTGCAGAAGGTGGTCTTGGCATTGAAACACGTGTAACTGATATTGATGGTGTGACACTTATGGAAGTTGTGGATGATGAAAGATTCTATGACAGATTCGATTGGGATGTTGCAGAGGGCGGCTTTGCTCCGCTTAAGTCAAAGTATGCCATAACAACAGATACAGATGTGGCAGAAGGAAAGACATACTACACTAAGAGCGACAGCACTTATACAGTTGTGGCAAAGCCTACAAAGACTAATATAGGCACATATTATGAAAAAACTGTTCAGGGCTCACGCAAGATTAATGTACTTGTCGCATGTGGACAGACATGTAAGACAGTACCTAAGATTTCATCTATTTATTTCTTCGCACCAGGAGCACATACAGAAGGAGACGGATATCTTTATCAGAATCGCCAGTTAAGTGATACATTTGTATTCCCTAATGGCAAGGATGGTAAGGTTGATTCTGTATTCGTTGATGTAGATCCTGCAGAAGAGATTGCAGAGTAAGCCTATGGTATATGCAAGTAAAGAGCAGTACCTTAGTGAACATAGACTTATCCCAGATGAGCAGATAGAACGAAGATTAAAACAGGCGAGCCGGCATATCGACTCGCTTACTTTTAATCGTATAACATCAAGAGGATTTAATAATTTGACAGAGTTCCAGCAAGGCATACTGATAGATGTGTGTTGTGAGATGGCTGATTTTGAATATGAGAATGAGGACATGATTAATTGTGTCTTACAGAACTATTCTTTAAATGGAGTATCTATGCAGTTTGGCAGCAGTTGGAATGTCCTTGTACAGAATGGAATTGCTATAAAGCGTGATACATACCAGATACTCTGTCAGACTGGCTTGTGCTGCTTAAGTCTGGGGGTGTGAGTATGAAGTACCCATGTTTAATATTAAAGAGCATGTGTAAGACAGAAATACACCTTGAGATAGAGCAGGAAGGCAGGAATGTCTATGGAGAACCTCTTGAACCTATTATTTGGGATGGCTTATGTAACTATCAGGACAGCGGTAAGACAGAATTAACAGTAGAAAAGGTGCTTATAAAGCTTGAAGGATGTGCTTTGATACCAGGAGATATTGCACCGGAGCTTCCTGTTATTACTAAAGGTGATATAACGGTGTTCGGTGTAACAAGGCATATATACAAGGGTACGAAGTGCCGTAATCCGGATGGTACGGTTAATTATGTAAGATTGGATGTGATGTAATGGCAAGAAATGTTAAATCAACGGTGAAGCTTAATATGCCTATGGTAAGGAAGCTTACGGCAGCAGCAAAAGTGTCAGTTGCACAGACAGCAGAAGCAATACATACAGATGTCGTTCAGAGCCAGGTTATACCGAGGGATACAGGAGCATTACAAAATGAAAGCACATTTGTTGATTTATCTGATATAGGTCAGGGAAAAGCATATCTTGTGTCTAGTACACCATACGCCAGAAGGCTTTATTATCATCCAGAATACAATTTCCATCAGACGCCGTGGACAGATGAAAGCGGCAAGAAACATGAAGGAAATGCAAATGCTAAAGGCAGATGGCTTGATGACTATATGAAAGGTGGTAAAAAGCAGAATTTTGCACCTAAAGCATTTGGAAAGTTTTATAAAAAGAATGCGGGGCTGTAATGTTAGGAATAGGTGATGTGAGAGACCTTATAGCAGGTCTTGGAATAACAACTGATGACCATGTATATTGTGGAAAGCTTGATGATAAGAAAGATAAGAGCATAGGTGTATACCATCTTAACAGGGGAGACAATGTTCAGATGGCTGTTGGGGGTATACAGAACAGCTCTTATGCTGTCAAATCCATAAGTATGCTGATTCATTGGAATAAAAGTGTCAGGGAGACTGAAAAAGTCTCACAGGAGCTTTACGACAAGCTCAGAGATATGAAACATGTAAACATTAATGACACAAATATTCTTTTTACAGAAATGTTAGTATCAGCACCGATTGAGGTTGATACAGATGATAAAGGAATATTTGAAATGGTCATAGAACTTAAATTTTGTTATGAAAGGTAGGTAGAAGTATGTCACAGAATACAAAGATAGCTGGGTATAACGCGGAAGCTACACCATTAACAGGGGTTAATCCGGTACATAAAATTCAGTTTGGAGTATGTATAACTGGAAGAAAAAACACAGATACACCGGAAACAGTAGAAACTAAGATTGTAAAAGATGCAGAGAGCTTAAGTATATCTGTAGATGGAACCATTGAGGAATGGAATCCAATGGATCAGGCTGGCTGGGTAAGAAGGCTCATGACAGGTAAGTCACTTGGTATGTCTTTCGGCGGTAAGCGTAACTATGGAGATGAAGGAAATGATTATGTAGCAAGTCGATTTATGAAGACAGGTCAGGATTGCAATACATGGGTGTCTATTATATTCCCTAATCTTGATCAGCTTCTTGTACCTGCAGTAATCGATGTAAAATCTCTTGGTGGAGATGCTACAAGTATTGATGCGCTTGAATGGGATGCAAATTCGGATGGAAAGCCAACATATATAGCATATGTAGCAGCTTAAAGAAAGAGAGGATATGAAAAATGGCAAAGACAGATTTTAGGGTAATAGATATCTCCATGAAGATTACGAATCAGTTACCTATGATTCGTATTACAGAAGATTTGGTTGTTACTGTTAATAACAGAAAGAGTACAATTCTTAATATACAGGCTATGGCACAGGAAGCAGAAAACAAGGAAAACAAGGATGATATGGCATTTATGATTAAAGGCCTTGAAATGCTTGTTGGAAAGGATGCTTCAGATAAGATTGAGGCATTAGACCTTCCTATTCCTGAATATAAGGAAATGTATAATACAATCATGCAGGTTGCTATGGGAACATACGGCGAGGAGCAGACACCCTCAGCATGAGACATATTATGATATATGGGATGATTGGGAGCTGATAGAAGCCAGCTTCCTGTCCCAATATGGCATACGGTTGCGTACCGAAGACGATATGTCATGGTCAGAGTTCTGTTCGTTGCTTAGTGGAATAATGCCTGAAACACCCCTTGGAAGAATTGTGGGAATCAGAGCAGAAAAGGATCCTAAGGTTATAAAGGAGTTCACTAAGGAACAGAAGAAAATCCGTAATGACTGGATATTAAGAAGAAATAGAAAATTAATGGAAGATCATGCAAATTACAATAAGTATTGGAGTGACTTCCAAAATTGGGCTAAGACCGCTTTCTCTAAGTAGAAAGTGGTCTTTTTAAATGCCGGAAAGGAGGGAGTATGTCGGATGTAGTAGGACAGATAGCTCTGGAACTTGGCATAGACAGTTCACAGATAGTTAATCAGCTTACAGGTGCTTCCAATAAGGCAGCAAAGCAGGCAACATCCATCTTTTCTGGTATGGGGAAGAAAATAGCTGCTGGATTAAGTATAGCAGCTTTTACTAAGTTTACGAAAGACTGCATAGAAGTTGGTTCTAATGTTACAGAAGTACAGAATGTTGTAGATACGGCATTTAAGGACTTGAGTGGACAGGCAGATCAGTGGGCTTCTAACGCCATGACTAACTTTGGACTATCTGAATTATCTGCTAAGAAGTACATGGGTGTATTTGGCCAGATGAGTAATGCAATGGGTATTACAGGACAGGCTGCACTTGATATGGCAGAAGATGTTACCGGATTAACAGGTGATGTTGCATCATTTTACAATTTGAGCACAGATGAAGCATATACAAAGCTGAAATCCATCTGGACTGGCGAGACTGAGACACTTAAGGACCTGGGCGTAGTAATGACTCAGACGAACTTAGACCAGTATGCACTTAATAATGGTTTTGGTAAGACTACGGCTAAGATGACAGAGCAGGAAAAAGTAATGCTTCGTTATCAATATGTTACTAGTGCACTGTCCAATGCCACTGGTGATTTTGTTAAGACACAGGATTCCTGGGCGAATCAGACAAGAATACTTACATTAAGGTTTCAGCAGTTAAAGGCTAGTCTTGGTAAAGGCTTCATAGCATTGTTTACACCTATTCTGCGTGGCTTTAACAACTTGCTGGCAGGATTACAGAAGGTTGCAGATGGCTTTGCCAGCTTTGTGCAAATGCTCACAGGAGCAGATGTATCAACCTCTATGGGCTCGATAAGTTCGGATATAGCTGGTATAGGAGATGATGCATCCAGCGCAGCGGATAATGTAGGTGATATAGGAAGTGCAGCCAAGAAGACTGCTAAAGATATAGAAAAGTCGCTTGCAGGCTTTGACCAGATAAATAAGCTGACAGAGCCAACAGATGATAGTTCTGATTCAAGCGGTAGTACAGGTGGAACATCTTCAGGAATCGGAAGTGTTGACCTTGTACCAGATGTGAGTGGAAGTACATCTAATGCAACATCTGCAATTAGTGATTTTGTAAATAAGGCAAAGAAAGAATTAGATAAACTCCGCAAATGGAGTGTATCGACATTTTCTCCATCTATGTCAAGAATATGGGATGGACTTACAAAAAATACAGATACAGCCAAGAAAAACTTAGCAAGTGCGTTTAATGATATAAGAGCATTAGGACCGCCGTTGTTAAATTATTTTAATGGTCCATTTACAAATTATCTTGTAACATGGGTCGATACTAATGGCAGTATATTAAATGGATTATTTGATAGCTTTAATACAGTCTTTTCGGATGTATGGAATAAAGCAGCATATCCTATACTTGCAAATTTTGTTTCTGTTGGATTACCAATGCTGACGGATTTTGCATCCCAGACACTATCTTTAAATGGAACAATATTTGATACATTTAAAGCATCTTGGAATTCTTTATGGAGCGAAGGTGTAAGTCCAGCCATTGAATCTATATCAAATGTATGGATTGGCTTGGTTAATACAATGGCAGGGGCATGGAACGAATGGGGAGAGCCGATATTTACTGGAATAAAAGCGGCTGTTAAGACTACCGGAGATGTATTCTTAGATATATGGAATAATATGCTTCAGCCAGTCTGGGAGAATGCTTTAGATGTAATTGATAGAGTATGGAGTGAACATTTACAGCCACTGCTGGCCAATTTCTTGGATTTTGTTGGTGAGATAGTTACATGTGCTACGACAATATATAACAACTTTATTGCACCTGTAGTTGGATTTTTATCTGAACTATTAGGACCAATATTTATAGCTATATTTGATTCTATAGGGAATAAGGTTGGAGTTGTCGTTGGAACCATAGCTGATTTAATGAACGATACAATTACTGTATTTAAAGGAGTTATACAGTTTATTAAGGGTGTTTTCTCTGGTGACTGGGAAGGCACTTGGAATGGTATAGTTACGGCTTTTGATGGCATATTTAGCGGTATTGCTGATATTGCTAAAGGGCCTATTAATATGGTAATTGGATTTATTAACGGACTGATCACAGGTGTTCAATCTGGCATAAATGCAATAGTAAGGTCTGTAAATAAGCTTAGCTTTAAAGTACCAAACTGGGTACCGGGCATAGGTGGCGAAGATTTTGGATTCCATTTACCGGAAGCCGACTTCTCCAAGATTCCATACCTTGCACAAGGCGGATACGTTAAGCCAAACACTCCACAGCTTGCCATGATTGGCGATAACAGACATCAGGGTGAAGTTGTTGCACCTGAGGATAAATTACTTGATATGGCACAGAAGGCAGCAGCTATGGCATCCAGTGCAGAGTTATTGGCAGAGGCTATAAGTATTCTTAAGCAGATACTTAAGATACTTGAAACACTGGACCTTGATATACAGCTTGATGGAAAGAGTCTTAAGAAATATGTGGTTGATAAGATTAACGAGCATACAAAGCAGACAGGAAAATGTGAGATTATAACTTAACAAGGATGTGATGAATTGATACTGAGATGTGACGGGCAGGAGCTTCCGGCTCCTGTGTCCATCAAGGTGGATGATGAGATTATATGGTCTTCTTCTACAGGACGAGCACTTGACGGAACAATGTTGGGTGATGTTGTCGCTGAAAAGAAGACCTTATCTATTAATTGGGGAATATTGAAGGAAGATGAGATGGCACTTATTAAGAACAAACTCATCGCCGGATTCTTTCCAATAACATTCCATGACGATGGACAGGATATAACAATAACAAGCTATAGAGGTACATTAAGTAAAGAGGTGCTGGGTGATATAGGTGACGGTAACTATTATTACAGAAGTGCCAGTGTATCTATAATACAGCAGTAAGGAGCAGAACATGAAAAAAACAATGACTATTAAACAGATTGATAATAGTGCAACAATGCTTAAGAATTTACAGGGCTTAAGAAAGCATTGGCCTGTAAAAGTAAATTATGCAATTGCAAAGAACCTTAAGACATTGTTAGGAGAAGTAGATATTTTTGTTACACAGAGAACTGAAGTAATACAGAACAATGTGCTTAAAGATGAAAATGGGAATGCTGTCATGGACGGAGATTCTTACCAGTTCTCAGAAGGTAAAGAGCAGGAAGTTGTAAAAGAGATTGATGAGATGTACAACATGGAAACGGATGTTGATGTACATATGATTAAGATGGATGACATATCTGTATGTGATTCTGACAGCAGATACGATGGAACAACATTAGAGGATATTGCAGCCATTGAATTTATGATCGAGGATTAAGCCTATGTATAATAATGTATCAGAGCAATTTGCGACAACGATTAGATCACCATCGCGAACATTTAACTTACGATTAAAGATAAATGGTAAGTGGATTGACGCTGGCTTTAAAAAGATGAGCTATGAGACCGCTTCCACATCTGATGAGGGTATACAGATAGGTTCAGCTGTTGCAGCTAAGATAGAACTGACAGTAAAAAGAATAAATGAGTTGTTTGAAAACACAGAGATTCCTATAGAAATAGGATTAAAACTGCCAAGTGGGAAGTATGAATATATTCCACTTGGCTTTTTTACTGCAGAACATCCAACGCTTGACCAGGCAACCACAACATTTACGGCTTACGACAGAATGATGAAGACCACAGGTGTATATGTATCTGAATTGACATATCCTGCAAGTGCAGAATCTGTTTTAAAAGAGATAAGTATTGGATGTGGCGTTCCCTGTAATGTATCTGGCTTGAATGGAATAACTATTGATACTGCACCGGTAGGATATACCTATCGTGAGGTTATCGGATATATCGCTTCTTTAGCTGGAGGTTTTGCTTGCGTAGACAGAACTGGAACAATTGTTATTAAGTGGTATGAGGATAATGGCTATACGATAAATGAATCACGAATAATGACATTTGAAAAGAATGAGAGTGATTACCATTTAGATTATCTTACATGTAATGTTGACAGTAATACTTCTTTTACAGTAGGAAGTGGAACTTTGGGAATAACATTTGATAATCCACTTACAACAGAAGAAAAGCTTAACTCTGTATACAAGAAAGTAAGAGGATTTGCGTATAGAGGCGCAAGCTTAAAGACGCTAGGAGATATTCGACTGGATCCATGGGATATTGTAACTGTTGAAGAATTAGGTAAGACTTATAAGATTCCGGTTATGAATATAACTCAGGAATATGATGGAGGTCTTGCCATGACTATTACAGCTTATGGCAAAACAGAAACTGAAACAGAGACAGATTATAAAGGACCATCTACTAAGCTTGCAGAACGAACATATGCGGAAATGATGCTTACTAAGGAACTGGTTTCTAAAAAGGTAGATGCAGAATGGGTTAAGGCTAATACGGTAACTGCAGAGACTATTGTGTCTGTAAACAATGAGCTGCAGTATATTAAGAATAATTACCTTAAATCTAATGAGGCAGACATAAAGTTTGCAACAATAAAAGAGGAAAAGGTAATAAAATCTGACATAGAGCAGCTTAATGTTAAATATGAGAAAGTAGGCATATTAGATGGTGATGTTGCTGGTATTAAAACATTAATGTTTGGCTCTTCCACTGGCGAAAGCATTACCACAGATTTTGCAAATAGCGTCGTGAGCATGATAGGTACAGCACAGATAAAGGATTCAATGATAGATTCTTTAGATGCAAAGAAAATAAAGGCTCTGGACATTGATACCACAGATGTTGCAGTACATAGCAAAGACGGTTTGAGTAGATGGTCTGATAATACGATACAGATAAGTGATTCTAAGCGTGTTCGCGTTCAGATAGGTAAAGATACATCTGGAGACTATAACATGTATGTGTGGGATTCAAAAGGCAGCTTGATGTTTGACGCGTTAGGACTTACAGAACAAGGAGTTCAACGTGAGATTATCCGTAATGACATGGTAAAAGAGGATGCTAACATATCTGCCGGGAAACTGGATATAGCAAGCCTTTTTAATGTTATTAACAATGATGGCACACATACGCTTAAGAGCAACAAGATATATCTGGATGATGCAGCACAGACACTTAATGTTCTTCTGCAGAATATAAAGAGTGGTTCTGGCAAGGATTATTCCGAATGGGGAAGCTTATTAAAGCAGTCTGATGATTTTATAACACAGAAGCTTTGGTGGACTGAGAACATAGACGGAACTAGTGTTAAGGAGGAGTTTTCCAATGTAAACCAGACGCTGCAGGAATATAGTGTAAGTTTATCTAATATGGCCAAGTATGACGATGAAATATACCTGATATCTTATGTGCCAACAAAGGATAATTATCCGGCTTGGGATTGGTGTGTTCCTGTTTATCCATCAGATACCCAGTTTCCAAGGGAAGAAACATGGCAGTACAATGATACTGAGTGGGATAAGTATATTGGAAAGATTGCTTACTGGGAAAACGAAGGAAGAGCATGGCGGTTTATTCGTAATGAGGATGGAAGCCATGGCTGGAAAGAGATCCCAAATTCGGAAACAGCTTATATGCTGAAGCAAAATTCTGCATTAAGAATCAATCTTGATAGCATAAGTAGCAGTTTGTCATTAACTCAGCAGGATTTAAAGGGCAATTATAGTACAACAACGCAGATGAATAACGCTATAACACAAGCAATAACTAAGGAAAGTAATAGTATTAAGCTAGAAGTATCTGGCACCTATGCAACTAAAAATGATATTAATAATCTGCAAATTGGTGGAGTCAATAGATTCATAAAGAGCACTGTAATTCCTAATAAGTATATAACAGCCACTGGCATAATAATAGATGGCGGTAACTATTGGGATTTGACGGACTACATAGATGTGTCTAAGTGGAAAAACTATGTAGCGAGTGGATGGACCAATCTGGGTAATGCACCGGCTACTTGTTTTTATGACAGCAATAAAAAGTTTATCAGCGGAGTAGCAGATAAATCTACTGGAGTAAGAGGTTCTCTGCCAGTTCCTTCTAATGCTGTATATATGCGTTTTAGCTTTGCACATGTAGATACAAACAAGCTAAAAATAGAAAAGGGTACAAAAGCTACAGATTATTCTCCAGCACCAGAAGATATTGATGTTAAGTTTAACAATTATGCTACAACAGCAAGCCTTGAAGCATACATTAAGAAAGACCCAACGACAGGGGAACTTAAATCTGCAATTGAAGCTATTGCAGATGATATAACACTTAATGCAAGTGGAACAATTAATATTAGTGGTAATAAGTCTGTTAATATCAATGGTAATCTGTTCACGCTTACATCTACTAATACTACTATTTCAGCAGATGGTTCGATAGACTGTAAGAAGCTAAAAGCTGTTAATGCTGATTTAGAAGGCACATTTAAAAATGTAAATGTAACTGAAGAAGGTATTACAATGACCACTACTCTTATTGGTGGTGAATACCTTATGAAAAGTAGCACTGGCGCCTATCTGAAAATACAAGGACATTTTATAAATCTGTCAAACGAAGACGGAACAAGAAATGCTGTAAGCATTCGCCGTGATGGAATATATGTTGATGATTATTATTATATCAGAAGCGGTGATGCATATTATAACTTAATGGATTGGATACGACATAGTGAGACAGCTGGTACGGTAGATATAAGTGGAAATAACTGTTATATAGAGGGTTATTACTATATAAGGCACCATGGTGAATGGTGGAAATTAGAAGACTATGTCAAAGACATAGCAAATAATTAATATAAATCCGCACAGCGGTAGAAAGGAAAACAATATGTTAAATACAACAAAGAATACATCAATGAATGGAAATAGTTCTATAGAGGAAAAGGCTGTAGTTACATTTTCAGCCAGCATACCTTCCGCAGGTGAGATAACTATTAATAAGAGAATTGCAGACAGAAGAGCATATATTGAGAATCAAGAAGAATGCGATACAGATTTTGCTAATTTTGAAGCAGAGGTGATGGCAGCACTTAAGGAGATGTAATTATGAGCTTAACAGGATTTATTTCTTACAAAAGAGTAGGTTGGACGGGGCAAACACCGTGGAACCCAACCAACCTTAACATAATGGATAAGGGAATTAAAGATAACAATGACATGATTGCGAATCTCAGAAGCGAGGTAAGTGCACTAAACAGTAACTGTCTCTTATACACATCTCCGAGCCCACGAGACGTAGAGGAATCTCG